TAAGTATGTCGTGGCCATTTATCGCTTCGACTCTGCCGACGATTCCGCTATAAAGTTGTCCGTTTGCCGGCTGCCGGCTCTCGTGGCGATCGTATGCGCCACTACTCTCTCTCTCTCTCTCTCTCTCTCTCGATTGGCTCGAACTTAAAGCCGTTGCCCTTGGCTTGCGCCTTTTCGGTTGACGCTCTGAAGCTCGCTACTTGCTCGTCGGATAGATAGTATTTTTGGTCTACTTCTTCTTCCAATAAGTCCTTAAGGCGTAGCTTTAGCTCTTGTTTTGGCGGAAACTCGAACGCTCCGCCGCCTAAAATGCTGATTGTAAAAACTCGCTCGCGGTTCTGCGGTATGCCGTAGTCTTTAGCGTTTAATACTTGATAGTAGTTTGCATATCCTAGCCCCCCCATCGCATCCAAGTACGCGTCAAAATTATGCCGGTGCTTTTTAGATAGTAAGTTTTTTACGTTCTCCCATATAACGTACTTTGGCTTTAGTTTCTCGACTATACGCAAGGTTTCGTACATAAGGCTTGAGCGTGTGCCGCTGTCTTTATCTCCGCCTGCGCCTTTACCAGCTACGCTAAAGTCCTGGCAAGGCGAACCGTGCATAATAAGGTCGCACTCTATATCTTTATCCCACTTTGTGATGTCCTGTGGCTCAAAATTCGTGTTATGGATCGCGTTAAAACTTTTTATCGCGTACTTGTCTATCTCTACCGCATCTACTATCGTATGCTCGATTCCTAGCCGTTCTAGGGCTTTACTACAAGCCCCAATGCCGGCGAATAGCTCTAAAACTCTAATCATCCTTGCGCCTCTCTATCTCTTTTTCTAATTCTTTTACGCTCCCTATATCGCAGGCGATTTCTTCGCCTTTCCAATAAATAGTGATCGCGAAACAACAACTACAGGCTTGTATATCCATATCGTTATCTTTTAGGAACTTGCATAACGACTCTAGCGCCTCCAGCTCGGCCTTTTCTTGCTCTCTGTCGCGCCTCTCGTGCGCTTCTTGGTATAAAATGTCGTCTATTTCCATTACCCTAAATACTCGTCAATTACCTTTTTTGCTTCGTCAAAGCCCACGGCAAAAACTGCCTTGTAGCCCAAGCCTTCTAGCTCCTCTAAAAGCTCCTCTTGCTCTTTTATATGTTCGGTCGCCCAGTCGCCATTCTTCTTGCGCAGCCTCGTTCCGTCCTTCTTCAATTCGATAAATAAACCGTAGCAATTTATACCTAGCGTTCCTGCGCCAGCCATATTTTTGTGTACTGGCTCTGCTATAAACATATCTGGCCAAGCCCTGCGGCCGCCGTTCTGTCGTTTCTGTTTGATAGCTTGCCCCATGGTCAACTTAATACCGCTGCCAAAGTCGCTATGGAATAACACTTTTGGATAGCGCAGCCGGATATAGTCTGCGACTTGCGTTTGTAGCTCTGATTCGGTCATTTCTTGCCCCTTACAAGCTCCACGGCCATAACTACCAAGCAAAGCGCGTTACTTACGACAAGCGGCACGTTGCCGGTTAAGATGCCCGAAAGCATCCAGCCAAGGTTGCCGACGCTCACTAGCAGTTTTACGGTCATTGGCTTTTTGGCCAGCATCCCGCCTGCGCGAAAGACCGTCGCACACCAACCCAATACTTGCGACAAAATATATAGCATCTATTTATCCTCCTCGTAGTGCTTAAAACTTATTTCTAGGCCCTTTACTTCGCCCACGTTAATTTCTACGTTGTTTTCCTTCTCGCCCAGCCTGTATAGCGTTGTGGCCGTTCTAGCGGCGTTTAGGCGCACGTCATGCTTCGGCTTGCCGTCTACTTCAGCGTCTAGTGCATCGGCTACTACTCGGCTTAGTTTATCTAGCGTTACGCCGTTTCTCTCTAGTGCTGCTAGTGCCTGTTGTCTGATTGAAGGTTTGTTAAGGTTTTCGTGTGCGATAGCATTAGCGGTAGCATAATCTGTCGTGTCGTATGCTTTTAAGGCTGCCTGTACGCCGTTTCCACCGTTCTTGGCGTACTCTGCTACGAATTTAGACTGCTTATGCGTCAACTCCCCTTCCTTCGCCATTGTCACCCTCCTTATCCCACATCTGCTTTAGCTCTCTAGCTAGCATTGTGTGTAGTTTCTCGTATTGTTCTTTTAGTTCTTCTACGCCAGCTCTTGCGGTGTTCTCTGTTTCTTCGTTATCTGCCAGCCAGTTGTCTAGCTCTAGCGTTCCGGTGTCTATTGCCGAGAGTAAGGCGCAAAGCTGGTCTGCCGTTATTTCGATAGTTGTTATACCTTGTAATGGTGGCGCGATCATTCTTCGTCCTCTTTGTATACCTTCTTGTATTGTTTAATGTCTACAACTATTGTGCCGTCGTCTAGCAGGCAATAGGTTTTCCCGCGACCGCCACAATACTTTGCCTCTCCTTTTTCTCCGCTAGTCGTTTCGTACTCGTAATATATGGTTTCTCCTTGACGGCTAGACAGGCCGTAAATCGCAATAGCCAATAAGAAAATTCCGCAAAGCGTTAAAAATGATACCAACAGCCACGCAATTACCATATTTCGCTGTTCTTGTTGCGGGTAGTTGGTCATTCTTCGTCCTCCAATAGTTCCGGGTTTTTGTGGATATTGCCTACTATCTCTACATCGCTAGCAACTCTGATGGTATCTGCCTCGCAGCATCCGCAGCCATCGCCTTTTGCAAACGGTACAAAGCCCGCCCTTTCTTCGTCGTATTTTACTTCGTAAATGCCTGTGTAAAAGCTGTCAGACCATTTATCTTTTACAATATCTCCCTCATAAATCTCTTTGCCGTTCTTGTCTTTGAGGCCTGTGTATTGCTCGATAGTCCATTCACCTTGTCTTAAAAGGTCACCTAGCATACTTGTCACATCAACTGGCTTACCACCCAGATATTCTTTGATGTTATTGCCCCACGCTCTAAACTTTAGTTCTCGCATTGTTCCTCCTCCCCGCAAAGCTCGGTGATGGTGTACCACTCGCCGTCTTTTAAGTTCAAAATAGTATCCTCGGTCTTAAAGCCGATGACACAATCGTCGCTTCTAAAAGAACGCCAGTACTCGTCATACTGTACTGTGTCAATTTCGTCCGCTTCTGCCCACGCTCGGACTGCCTTGCGTATTTTCTCGTCTTTAATTAGCGGTTCTTTTGGCATTGTTAGCTCTGCCCCGCAGAATGGACAGTATTTGATATTGTTCACGGAAGTATAAGCATATCCTGCGTCGTAACTGATGTGCATCCGGAATTTATCGTCGTGAAACTGCTCAATATATCTGCCGTCGCAATCGTCTTCCCAAGTTTCGCCCTTCAGCACCTTTAAGCCTCCGTCGGTTGGGCGCATTTTTAATTCGCAATACTTGCAGCTCATTCTTCCTCCTCTCCGCATAATTCTTCCAGCGTATATTTTCTTCCGGCCTCCGTGCCGCTTATAGCGCCCTGGAAGGTAATTGAGTAAGTATCCGTGCTACCGTCAATTCTTCCGTCTATCTGATACCACTCCTCCTCTATGTCGTCTACCGCAATTTTGAACTCTACCAGGTGGCTTGCCTTTGCCCATGCCTTGATTGCTTCACGCTCCGTATGATTTTTGATTAGAGGTTCTTTTGGGGTGTAGTCTTCCCACTCCTCGTTTAGTTCGTTCAAAGAATAATATTCAAGATTTGTCTGTCCATCATCGGTAAAATACTTGATACTTATACTTTTCTCGCCATAATAAAACGACCAAGCCTCAACTATCTCACCTGTCTTTTTATTGCGTAGCTTCATTAGTCCACCTTTCTTGCTGGGCCGCGCTTTGAGATTTTGCCGCCTTTAGCTTTGCCCCTCTTGTAGATAAAATGCAAAGTAGTCGTGTATACTCCAAACAGGAATGAAGCCACGCAGATATACTTAATTGCTTCTAGGTCGTACTGGTTCATTACTCCCTAGCCTTTCCTCTCTTGCTGATTCTGCCGCCTTTTGCTCCGGCTCGCCTTGCAAGTTCCGGGTTGGCTGCGAAGCCGCCTGTATGGCCGTTTCTGCCGCCCTTAGCGCCGATTCGTGCGTAAAAGTCCGCTCCATGTTTAGCCATATTAGTTTCTCTGGCTTTTAGACCGCCAGCTTTAGTTCCTGCCATTAGTTCTCCTTTTCAAAAATTAGTTTGTCTACCCAGAAGAAGGCCAAGCCTCCTATTAGGTTTGCCAAGATAGCTGCCGGCAAGTCTGCTAGCACGATCGCTAGTAGCGGTGTCGTAATTTGCCAGCGTATAACGTACAAAACGTACTTAATAGCCAAGTTCCGGCGCGCGTCTAGCTTGTCTAGCCTCGCCCAAAACTCTGCGTTAGTTTCATAATCTGTTATCACCTCGCCAGCGTCCGTGATTCCGTGCTGGCAAGCGTCTATACAGTCATGGTTCATTTGTTATAAGTCCTTCCATTACCATCTCTGCGAAGTTTTCCATAACATCCTTAAATCTTCCCCAATCGACTACTCCGCTTTCGTAAAAATAAAAACGCCCCTTTTCTCGTGGGCGTTCGTCAAAAGCAATAATTGTGCGGGTGTTCCCGGACGTGTCATAAAAATAGCTCGCTGAAACGTCATTTTTATTTTTAGTCGCGTACTCCTCGTATAAAAAGCCGTGTTTGGCCATCTCCTCTTGAGTTATACCGTCTTTCAGTCGTAGCATAATTCCTCCTTGTAGCCCCTGCAGATATGAGCCAACAGGGGCTTTGAGCTTTCGCCCGGTTTGTCTACCGCACCAATTCCGATAGACATTCCCAAGCGCAAGCTTTTGGCGCGTTATGGCCGCGCCTTGCCTTGTTTCTGACTTGTGATGTGCCAGCTTCCGCAATATTCGCAAAAGTATGTCCTAGCGTGTTGCTTTAGTCCGTTGCGGTGTTTTTTCTTCCGCATAATCTCTACAATTCGCATAGCTTCGGCTTTACTTCTGTATCCAGTCTTGCCGGTCTGGCAGTCGTGTAGTTCCGTAGTTCCTCCTAGATGTTTGATTCTAGCCACATTTGGGCTTCTTCTAGCTTGATTTTGGCCATCGCTGCTGCTCGTGCCTCTTTTGAGCCTCCCTGGCGTACGCTCTTGTATATCTCGATTTCTCCTACAAGCTCGTCAATCTTGCTTAGGATAATTTGGCGCAAGTCCTTAGTGGTTGCCTTTGGTGGCTCGATAAACGGTAGCTGCGTTGGCTGTTCCGTCTTGTCCTGTCGCTTCTCTTTTAGCTTTTGGATATGTGCTTGGTATTCTTCGTAGCTTCCGGCGCGTCTGATGTACGATACTGTGCCAGCTCCGACTTTGGCTGATTTCGTGATTTCGTCAGTACGCTTGCCAAGCTTGAGCATCCTCTTTACGCAGTAGTAAGTTTCGCGATCAATTTTCTTTGCCATTTGTTATACTCCCAAGATTGTATTAACTACTATAAAAATAATGGCCGTTATAATAACTAGGCCGGCTAGGAGTGCCAGCATAGACACTCCCAGCATCATTTTTGTTATGTTGGTTTCTTCTTTTGGCTTATTTGGCGTCGGCTTCCAGAGTTTTTGCCTTGCGGCAGATAACGCGGACTTTGCGGCTGTTGTCTTTTTCATAAATAACCTCCGTTTTAGTAGCGACTTCGCCTAGCGCGTGAATAATCGCCGTTGCTAACTGGTAGTCTTTAGCCTTGAATGTTGCTACGATTGTTGCTTTCATTTTTGCGCACCTCCACTATCTGTACATTTTCGATATACTTAACGTTTATTTTTCCCATAGTTTCCTTTCTTTAGTTCTTCTACCGCGTTTTCGATTTTATCTACGCTATATTTTGCTTTTTCTGATTTTTCCGCTAATTCTGCGTGGGCTACAATCTTGTCATGTAGCGTGTTTAGATACTTTTTAGCGCTTGGCGCAGCATCGAAGCGCCAATAGTTTGTTATCTTCTCTAGCGCTAGCCAATCTTTTAGCGTTAATGTTATTTCTTTTGCCATAGCTCCTTTCTTTACATGGCGCGCCCCATAATCGCGCCGGAACTTACATTTTTGCAGGCCCAAGCGATTGCGAGTCTTTTTACAATCGGCTTTCGCAAAAATTATGTTTAGTATTTAAGGTGCTTTGCTCTAGGTAGGCGCTCGCAGTCGCCTACCAGGTGCAGAATTGCGCCGGGTGCAATCATTCGATCGGAGTTAAAACCCTAACCCGGCGCGCTGATTTAAGACATAGGGGCTTTTATAACCCCTCCTTCGCTGGCGGTTCCATTTGACTATTACCAGCGAGGGGGGGGCGGTAAACCGCTCTCCCTAGGACTCAGCCAAGGCTCTTTATCTGTAAATTGCGCTCCGCTTTGCGTCCGCGTAGTCGCGGGCGTTGCGGTCGTTTTCTTCCAGTTCTTCCCAGTCGATTTGCTCTGTCACGATCCCGCGCATTAGCATTTCTAGCTTGGCTTCTTCGTGGTCGCTTAATTCCAGGTCGTAGCGCTCTAGTATGTCGTACATAATCGTATCTAGGACGTTGTCTATAACGTGCTTGTCGTCGCATCCGTCGTCGTGCCAGGCTTGCGCTTGGTCTGTGAGGTATCTACTTGCCATTTAATAGCTCCTTTACTGCGTTGTTTATAAAATCTTCGGCCGCTTGGTCTACTTGCTGCATCCTTTGCAAGTTTTCCGTGATGTCGGCGCGTTTAAGCGTAAAATCGTGCCATTGTAGGCGCTCTACTAAAAAGCGCGGGTCGTACAGGAATATATGCAAGGTTTCTAGCTTGTCGTTTACCAAAAAATAGTTGTAGTACTCCGCCAGATATTCTTGCGGTGGCGTTTCGGTCATGATGGCCATAATATGTCGCGCGCTTGATAGGCATTTCACCTCTACGGCTTGTGTTAAGTCTTCTGTGTATGCGTCCGGCGATTCTATGTGGTTTTCGTCCGTGCTTTGCCAGACGTTGCCGCGTATTAGCTTCAGCCCTAGTTTTTGCTCGGCCGTTGCGATGGCTTCGGCCTCTAGTTCTTTGCCGCGTTCTCGGCTCGATTCTAAGCCGTCGTCGTCGCCTGTTCCTTCTGCCAGGCGTTCCGCCACTTTCGCATATAGCGTCAGTAGCGGCTTTGTCGTGTCGTATAATTCGCCAGCTTTGCGGCTCTTGGCGTAAAACTTGCCAAGGCTCGTGCCGGTTCTCTTTCCTTCACGGAAGGACAGCCACTCGGTGCTGCCCTGTTCTACCTCTAGTACTTTCATTTGCCTAGCACCTCCGCGCGACGTTCGGTAAACATCTGCGATATGATCGCTTTTTGTTTCTCGGTCGTGAAGTATGGGGCGATTTCCTTGGCGTAGCTGTTGATTTTGAAGCTATTGTCTAGCTTTTTAAGCTTGGCTCGCACCTCGTCAAAGGTCGGTCGGTCGTCCTGTTCCTCTTTTTGGGCGCTCGTTTGCTGTTTGTACTCGTCCGTATCGGCATCTTTTGTATCGTCGATTAAGAATAGGCCATTTAAGCAGTATTTGCGGGCGTAGCTTGATGCCGTGCCGGTAATTTGGCTATCGTCCATGCCTTTTTTGTCTAGCGATTCTCTCGCGCAGGCGCTTGTCTGTATGGTGTTTCCCTCGCTATCGGTAAAAGTAGCGGTAGTTTTAAGGTAAATTCGGTCTGCTACGGCTATAATCTCGTCCGACATATACAAGTTGGCGTTGTGGGCTTTTAGAAGCGGTTTTACGGCCTCTAAAATATCTTCTGCGCTGCGGTATTTGTATTTGCCGAAGCTGTTGTACTGGTTCTTTGGTGCTTTCAGCTCGCTTTGAATAGCGACCAGAGCTTTACTTATTTGCATATATAAGCCTCCGTTGTTAGTTGCACTTGGCTACATTCCGGCTCGGTTCTGTAGCTGTTCTGCTGCGTTAAAATTGCGTCGTAAATTGCTAGGTTCACACTAGCCAGCGCCAAAGCTACAAGCCCTAGCGCGGTTTCTTTTCTCATGTTGTATCCTCTCTCGTCCGGCCGTAGCTACTCTGCACATGAATTGAGATCAAATGATATAGGAGCAATTTTTGTTTTGTTGCAAGGTCAAAGCGGTGCGAAGTGTAATAACTTTGATGGAGTGAAATAGTGTTGAGTCGCACCTAAATAAATATGGGTTTTCTAATCTAAGAAGTAAGCAGCAGAGTAGCTATAGCCGGGCGAATTACTTATAAATGGTTGACCGCTGGTATGAAGGCTCGAAATAGAAAATAAAGCACAAAACAACTTAGAATTGAAAAATGTTTGAATACCAGTTTTTTGCAGTATGATATTACTTCTCCATAATCTGTCTTAGGTACAATCGAGCTTTTATATAAGCCGCCGTCTTAGCTTTGAGCCTTCGTATCAGCGGCCAACCGTTCGAGTTCAAGGCTAGTTGCTATCGCCAATATAATTACTTCGTGCGATGCTTTCGCCAATCACTCTTTGAATAACGCCTTTTCCGAATTGTTAAATATCTTTACTGGCAAGCCAGGTTCGTAACTGCGCTCTGGAGTTATTGTTTTGCCGACAGATAACCCCGTTTGCGCCCAAAAATGCCCCTCAACCGGAGGGGCTTGTTTTTACTCTTATTTTTTGATAGAATTGAGCTACTGGGGCACTAGCTCATTTGGTAGAGCGCTTCCATGGAAGCCTTACCTATTCTTAAGAGTAAAAATACCTTTTCCGATTGGTTTTTGGTATCGTTTTTTCAATTTGCTTTGTTTAACTACCCTTATTGTAGCGCAAGCATAAGCGATAGTCAATAGGTTTATGTTAAATTGTGTGGTATTTTTCGTACTGCCTCTGTAAATCGGTGTCGACTACATGGGCGTACATCATTGTCGTATCCATGCTGGCGTGTCCGAGCATGGCGGATAAGTAGCGCATATTGCCGTTATTTTTCAGAAAGTTAGTAGCAAAGCTATGGCGTAGGACGTGCGGCGTAACGTGCTTGGCGATTCCGGCGCGCTTGGCGGTATTTGTGATCACAAGTTGTACGTTGGTGGCCGTCATTCTATCCTTGTGCAAGTTCGATACTATGAGCGCTGCGCTGCGGTCGGTTCGCTGGCGTAAGTAAACGTCCATTAGCTTTTCGGTGCGTTCGTCTATAAAACATAGGCGCGGCTTTTTGCCTTTGCCGATTACGGTAAATCGGCGCTCGGCTATTTGACCTCTGTTAAGTTGTATTAGCTCCGATAGCCGTATGCCGGAACTGTACAGAAGCGATATTATAAAAGCATTTCGGACGCTGTATGAGGCCTCTAGCATGGCCTCTACTTCGTTTTCTGTAAGGAACACAGGCACAGTTGCATCTCGCTTCGGAATTGGCACTAGCGCGGCTTTTAAGGCCGGTATATCGCGCAGCTGGCAATAGTCTAGCACTACGCGCAGCCTGGTTAGATAGTTGCGGATAGTGTTTGTGCAGCGTGTTTTTTCTAGCTCCTTAGTCCATCGCCCTATATCTTCTGTAGTTAGCTCGGCTACGTCTATATCGCCTAGGAATTGGCAGAGGCTACGCCGGCAAGTGTCGTGCGATTCTAGGATGCGGCGCGACTGCTTTTTAATGATCATATAATTTGCCTTGTATAAGTCGAAGGCACGACTTAATTGCATAAAAATAACCTCTCTCCCACTCGTTAAAGTTAAGGAAAGAGGCTCGTTTTTAATAGCCGTGTTTAGTGAGCATCTGCTTTGTTACCACGTTGAAGTAGCGTACCGGCATAAGGATATTTGGCCTTGTTGCTAGTTCGATTGCTTGCTGTATCTCGCTATCTGATAAGTGATAAACACATTTAAGAAAGTACTCCCTGCATTGTGGCGCGTTGAACTTTAGTACTAAGTTTTGCGCTTTGAACTCTGCTACCTCTGTTTTGTTTAGGGTTTTTCCACAGGGTTTTCCACAGGTTGCGAAATTCACAGTATTTATCATTGTATTGACATTGAATTTTTTCTTTAGAGAAAGGGTTTCATTGTCATTGAGCGTTCTTCCCATCTGTTATGCCTCCAAAATTACAACCAATCAAAATATACGGACGCACTCTTGCGCATATTCGATTGTTTTTGCAGGCATAAGGACGGTGCGCGCCTTTATGTCTGCTCCTATTTTACTACATACAAGGCAAAAAACCTCGTATTATTCCGAGGTTATCTGTTGGCAAAACAATATACTTTTAGTTTAGCTTATGCGTTATTTTTTTGTCAAGCCCGGCTTCGATTTCGGCGTACCATTTCTTGTACGCGTTCACTTTCTCCGTGATATAGCTATTTCCGCCGGCTGCGTGGTAAATATCGTACTCGTGCAAGATGTTTGTATAGTTTACTGGCAAATGTCCGTCGTCATGCTCTTGCTTGTCCTCAAGTATCATAAATAGAATGGCCGTTTTGGCTTCGCTCTTGTCCATGTGGCGCTGATGCTTCTTGCTGGTTAAAAGCGTCGTTATGATCGTTGCTATACTGCCGATTAAGGCTACTATAATTTCTGTCATTTTCCCTTCCCTGATTGTGGGGCGGCCGAAGTCGCCCCGTAGTTGTGTTTATTTTGCCAGTCTGTCGCGTAAAAAGTTTCGCTGTCGTTTCATGCACTCACGGTATGCAGAGTCGTTGCAAGCCGTCATAAGCCACTCGCAAGCCTCTACAATGTCGTAGCGGTCTATCGTGTACTTGTTTGTCTGGTATGCCTCCCATGCGCGCTGTAGCTCGTGCTGCGGCGGCTGCGGGATGTCGTGTAACACTTCCTTGTGTAGCTCGTTGTGTATTTCTACGTTTAAGTCGCGTATAAACGCCTGCCGTAGCAAATACGCGTAGCCGTTGCTCCAATGCTTGCGCTGGAATAACAGATGGTGCTTGTTTTCGTGCTTGGCTCGTTGAGCCTTGCGAAGTCTGCGGCCTTTTCTTCCCATAAGCTCGCCCCCTCACTTCTGGTTTGTTATCTCCGCCATAATGTCGCCAAAGAGGGCGCTATAGTAGACTACCTGCCCTGCTTCTTCCGGCGTACATTCTCCGTACACTAAAGTTTCTTCCAGTAAATCGGTAACGTTCATGCCGAACTGCTCGACAAGCTCGAATAGCTGCTTGCCGTCAATCTTGCCGACTACCTTTACAAAAACAGTTACTTTTTTCATAGCTAGCACCTCCCCTGCTAGGTTGACCGGTTTATAACGTACTAGGGTTTGTACCCTTATCGCCACGCCCAGGCCACGAACACAACCTGTATATAGACGGCGTAGCGACAAGGGCGCAAATGCGCCCAATGTTTAAGAGCTAGCCTTCTTGTAGTCAGAAGAACTTTTAACGATACTTGCGCCAAGCAATGCGTTCAGAATCGCAATTATGAGCTGTACTGTAGCGTCGATTTTGTCACCGAAGCCCAAGCCCCAAATGTTGGCCAAGCCGAGATAGAGCGCCGATATGGTCGGCAATACGATGGCTACGACGATTTTAAGCACGTCGTATGTCTTATTGGATAGCGCAATTTTTACGCCTTCTTTTTCTGCTGCGTTCATAATGTCCTTTGCTTTTTTCGCCGCTTCTTTGACTGCTTTTGCGTACTCTTTTTCAGTCAAGCCTTGGTCTGTCGATGCTGGCGCTTCTGGTTGCGCTGTAGGCTCGCTAGCGGCCGTTTCCTGCGGTTTTTCGGTCGTAGTTGGTTGTGGTTGTGTTTGCGGCGCTGGCGCTGGTTGTGGCGCTTCCTGTGGCTTCGTAGCGGCCTTTGGAATTTCCGCATATTTCTTCCATTGTGCCGGCGTAAGGTTGGCTATATCGCGGTCGAGAGTACCGGCGCTGGAGCTGTACTGCCAGATGCACCAAAACGCCCAAGGGCCAATCTTGTATGGCATATCTTTAGTGCCTGGAGTTGGCGGGTTCTTCACGTTGTACTTGTTTGGATAACCGGCGATCCATAGGCCATAGTTTCTAGCCACGCTTGACCAGTTATTGGCCGTAATAACCGAAGCCGACATATAGATAAGCGGGCGTACGCCGGTAAGCTCGTAAACGCGGTTCAAAAACTGTTCCGCCCAAGCGACGTTCCATGTGTTCTTTTCCCAGTCGAGTACCGGGATAGCTTCGCCAAAGTAGTTGCGCGTATTTTTTACAAAAAAATCGGCCTCCGCTATAGCGCCGTTTAGGTCTGGGCGCGCAAAGTGGTAAAAGCCTAGTAGCTTGCCTTGCGCTTTTGCACGTTGGTAGTGCTTGTCGCAGCTTGGGTCGACGTACGCTGCGCCTTCCGTTGCCTTAACAATTAAAAAGTTTTGTGCAGAATCGCCAGTACCGACGCTCTGCCATTTAGATATATCGTAGCCGTATAACGCCATGTTTTACGCTACGCATCGCCTAATTATATTTTATCACTTATAACATTGCGTGATAAATCAGCAGTACAAAACCTTACATTGTGTGATTTACAACAAAAAACCGCCCCAAAGAGCGGCTTTCTATTATAACATAAATATACAAAAAATGGCGGAAGGTGCAGGGATCGAACCTGCGCGGCCGCGAAGCCCTAGCTAGTTAGCAACCAGCCCTCTTAACCGCTTGAGTAACCTTCCGTCGTGGAATATGTCGGCCTTCCGAACGTGCCGGCCGCTGTCTGGACTTACGACTTGGCGCATTAACTTCTGCGCAACGGAGCGAGTTCTTTTAACCGGCTCTCCGCAGTTTTATTTTACCACCAAAAAGCCGGCCTTGCGGTCGGCTAATTGGATATTAAAACTTATCTCTTGGAGATTCGTTTATTATATCAGATTTGCTCGTAATGCGCGCCAGCTTGGCCAGCATCCAGCCATACCCACTTGTCGTATTGGCTCGATGGAGTGTAGCCAAAGTAGCCTACTCCCATATCGCCGGCAAGGTTCGTGCCTGTAGCGGTGTTTTCGATGGTGTTTGCGCCGCTTTCGAGCAAGGCCGTGCGGATCGCTTCGAGTTGGGCGATAAGCGAAGCCTTGGAGATTGTTGAGTCGAAGCTGAAGCCTGTAGCTTGCGCGTAGTACCATACTAAGCCGGTCACGTCAGTTTTTGCGGCATCTTCGTCAGCCCATTTATCATAGCCTACTTGGAAGTTTTGG